GGCGTATGTGCACCACGTTGGCAGTCAAACAATTGGGCTGGACAACCAAAAGAATCACTTACAACCACGGGAGTGGATTAAAACAAATAGGCCCGACATGTATGAAAGATTTTATGAAGTTCAGGTTTAGGCGAACTACCTTGCGCACCGGCTTTACTACCATATTTGGTGGGGTAGGCCGCCGGCGCACTGTGTTTATTAATAAGACCAATAAGCCAATTCATTATAGGCGAACTCGGATGCAGATGTACCGCAGGGCCTCGCAGGGGTGGCGTAACCAAACCTACGGGCGCCTGTGTGCTTTAAAGATATACGTAAGGTTTGGCAAACGTACACCATCGAGGAGGTTTGGGTTATGAACACACCTGACAAGTGGGTAATGGTCGAGGTAATTGCTGGAGACACGCATCTCTACCGCGTGTTTGGTTGCTGGTATGGCGGGTACGCCGGATCAGACTCGTGGCAGATGAACAGTGGCGTCGTGGGCGTAGATGAAGAGAAACAATACTACGACTTTCATGGCGCATCGGGGTCTGTGTACCGGTGCTACAAACATAATTATGGCTCACACCTGTACGGCGCATCGGTGCTCAATAACCTAATCGCCAAGGCAAAGGAGCAGGGCACCACGATCAACATCATGCCGGAAAAAACAAACTGGAAGGAGTTAGTATGTACCGCACAGTGAAAGAGTACGAGGACGCAGTTAACCGCACACCAATGACCGACGAAGAGATCCGTGTAATGATCACGACGTTAAACAAAACAAACAAGATGTGGAACATGCGTGATTTTGTCAGAACAGTTGAAGAACACCATGGCATTAAATGAACTTACAAACAATCCATGAAAGAACCGCTAAATGGGTTGGGGACACTTGGCAAGTATCCGATGTGCCTAGTTATTATTGGGAAAATGAGTTAATAAAATCACCAACATTTAACACATTGACTCTTGCGTTACAATGGATAATTAAACATGATGAGGAAAAAATGAAACCAAACTATGTAGCAGAGGCACCGTACCAACCTGGCTATGAGGATGCCGTAGTCACGGAGCCAAAGCCATTTTTATGCGGAATCTACAAACCAAAACCCCTTACAAATGAACAGATTACAGGAATTAGAATGCAAACGGAAGGTGACATTGTTGCGTTTGCTAGAGCAATAGAAAAGGCGCATGGAATAAAATGAAAAACAAAAAAGCATTGCCGTTCTACATAGCAACCACTGGTTTTTATGAAGCCAAAGTGAAGGTATGTTTTTCTGATGATTCATTTCAGGCGGCATTAAAACATTCCAAAATAACAACCAAACATTCAAGCCTGGATGTTGGTGTAGCAGAGTCCCATTACATCCAACAAGAGGGCACACAAAACGCCATGCTGGCTATTGTGTTTGATCTTAAAGCCATGGAGGATTACGATCCACTTGAGCGCATTGGTGTCATAGTGCATGAGTGTGTGCATACTGTCACCCATGTGTTTGAGTATATTGGGGAAGACGAAGCCAAGATTGGTGATGAAACCCGAGCCTACTTTACAGAGTATTTGTTTAAACAAGTGTTTGCGGCATACGCAACGGAGCAAGAAAACTATGAGAATTTTAGAAAGCGACATCGAGCAGCATCTGAGCAAATCTGTGAAAAAATTGAACGGGCTTTCACTGAAATGGTTAAGCACGATATCGGGAGTGCCGGACAGAATAGTGTTCCTGAACCAGCAAGTGTTCCTAGTGGAACTGAAAACACCGACAGGAAAAGTAAGCGAAAGACAAAAGATAGTCTTTGACCAACTAGGCGAACAAGGCTTTCCTGTTCACATTTTAAGATCCAAGGATGACGTAGATGATTTTATTAAACAAGCAATGCTCAAAATGCAAACAGTTAAAAAGCTATAGCGAATTTAATAAAGACAAATACAGACAAGATGAATTAAAAACGTATTGTAAACTTTGTGATCGGGAATACTCAGCAAACTGGTCTAAAAATAATAGAGACAAAGCAAATGCTAAACGTAGTCGGTATCGTGTTGCAAAATTAAACCGCATGTTAAAATGGGGCAAGTTGCATTTAAAACAGGAAATAGAAGTATGGTATCGCCGCGCCCAACTAGCCACAATTTTTATGGAGGAATTATATGAAGTTGAACATATTGAACCGTTGCAAGGAAAAGATGTATGCGGATTACACGTTCCATGGAATCTAACCTTGCTTACTAAAAAAGAAAACGCATCAAAAGGAAACCGACGTGCTAAAGAGAACACAACTACACCAGTATCAGCAGGAGATCATATCCCGGGCGCTGTCGGTGCCGAACTTGGGTCTGTTTCTACCCCCTGGACTTGGGAAGACAGCGACGACACTAACGATTATCGCGGAGCAACTCAAGGGGAAAACTCTTATCGTAGCGCCAAAGAGGGTAGCGGAAACAGTATGGGAACAGGAGACACAAAAATGGGAACACCTACAACACCTGAAGGTAGCCAAGATATTGGGCACCCCGAGTCAACGGTTAGCAGCGTTGAAGAGTTCTTCGAGCGTGTACGTAGTCAATCTCGAGAACTTGATATGGTTGTTGGATCAACCAACGATGCAGTTCAACAATCTGATAATCGACGAGTCGAGTCGCTTCAAAGATCCTTCGACGAAAAGATTCAAGGCCTTGAAAAAACACTTAAAGAGCTTCGAGAGGCGCATTATTCTAACAGGCACCCCGACACCTCAAGGGATGGCTGACTTGTGGTCACAGGTAGGTATTTTGGATTTGGGGCAAAGATTAGAAACGAGCTTAACGGCGTTCAGGTCAAAGTACCTGACACCGGGGCAGATGAACAGGCATACACACGTTGTGTATAAGTGGGCGCTCCAGCCAGGGGCAGACAAAAGGATACAGGATAAGATTAGCGACATATGTTTTAGTCTGCGGGCTGAGGATTATTTGACACTACCCAAACTAACTAAGTTGTATCACAAAATAGACATAAACCCGGCGGAGCGTAAACAATATGACACACTTACAAAAGACATGGTCGCTAGTATCAATGGTGAACTCATCACGGCTCCAACAGCGGCAGCATTGGCGGGCAAACTCCTACAGTTCACATCAGGCGCGGTGTATGGGGAAAACGGAGACTGGCAAAAAGTACACGATGTTAAATTGGAGTACCTTGAGTCGATCATGGAAGAGTCCTCGTCCCCCACACTCGTGTTCTATCACTTCAAGCATGCGCTTGCGAGAATCCAAGAGAAGTTTCCCGAAGCAGTGGTGCTGGATGATGACAACATCCAAGCGTGGCGTGATGGCAAAATTCGTATGCTCCTTGCCCATCCCCAGTCCGGGGGTATTGGGCTCAATCTACAGTGCAACGTTGGAGAAACAGCACAAACTGTGTGGTTTGATTTACCATGGAGCTCAGAAAACTACATCCAAGCCAACGCACGGATTTACAGGCAAGGGCAGGAAAAACCGGTTATCATTCATCATTTGACAATTAGTAAAACAATTGATGAACAAGTGATACGAGTTTTAAATGGTAAAATAAGTTTACAAGAAGCGTTATTAGAATCACTTAACATGAAAGAAACAGAATGACAGACCAAGAACTGCTACTGATTATGAACGGCATCGTAAAGGTCGCAAGACCTGTGAGTGCCGATGAATTAAAGATAGAAAGCCTCGACACATTAATTAAAGACACCGGTCTTGATAGTTTAGACTTCTTGATGGTCGGCGTTTATTTGTCCGACATCTATGGTGTGTCTGAGGAAGACGTCAAACTAATGAAACTCACGGAAGAAAGCACAATCCGTGATGTATTTGAGTTTATGTTTAAACACTCCACACAAACACCAAAGACCGTAGAAGAGGCACTTGAAAACGTAAAATGATCTACTTAACAGACTACCGCACAGTGGCGGCAACCCATACTGATTTATTCGATGAAATGTCTTATCCGCAAAGAGCATTCTGGTTTCCAGAATTGTTTGCCAAAAAAGATAGCGGATTAGTTTACGTGCCTCACAAGCTGGCTGACCGTGTGTTAGATGTGGAATTACTTAGATCACTCAGAGAGCGCAAAGGCAAAACTGCTTTTATCTTGGCATCTGGTAACGCACACTTTGCCGGTATCAACCCATACGCTATCAAGAAAAGCCGTTTGACCTATGACTACAAACTACTACCACTCACACTGACACAGGTGTATGCTGGTCGTATCGGGCAGATGTGCGGGGCGGACGATCTGATCACAACCGATGCCAGCGCTTGTGCATCCAGCCTAAAAGTTATGTCTGACGTGTGCCAACTGATGACATACCAAGGGTTTGATCGGGTGTGCGTGTTGGGCGTAGAGGACACTATCAACGACAAGGTATTGCATTTCTTTGGCGAATCGGGTGCGTGTTTGACATACGATAAAGAACAGCAAGGAATTAAACCATCTGCGTTTGACCACCATAACGGCGGGTTTTACATCGGTCAGGGCGCAGTGTTTGCCGTTTTTGAGAATGAGAATGTATTAGTTAATAAACCCAAAGCAAGACTAATAAGCGCTGGTATTGCTAGTGAGCAAAGCACCAACGCAATCGGGCAACGTGAGGACGGGCAGGGGTTTGTAAGAGCCGCCGCCTTAGCATTACGATCAGGTAACATAAGTACAGAGGAGATACAAATTGTTAAAACGCATGGTACAGGGACTAAGTCAAATAACATGTCTGAGAAAGCGGCTCTACAGGCGCTGTTTTATACGCCGTTTATTGCGACATCCTTTAAACAAATAATAGGACATACAATGGGCGCATCTGGTTTGTTGGAGACCTGTCTGTTGTTAGATAGTTTGCAGTCAGGAATAGTTCCAGCGATTCCAAACCGCACCCAAGAAGACGATGTTTATTTATCTGAACCCATGATGATTAAACGCAAACCAAAGATTTTAAGCCTAGCCGCAGGTATGGGGAACATTTACGCAGCCGCAATTTTTGACACACGAGTATGATAACAAAACATAAAATCCAAGCAGTTACTCCAAGACTATCAGACGAAGATCCAGACCCATTAGAGCAAGATGACGTGGAGGGTACATCCACCCAACTTATTGAAGGCTGGCTACCCTGGGAACCAGATGACATCCAAGACATCCGTAATTTGATAGAAAACAACATGCCGTTTAAACAACGGGAGGTTTTGCTTGCTTTTTTAAATGGACAGAGTTATAATGAAATACATGTAACCGAAAAACATTGGCGTTATCATTTCTCAAAAGGTGTAGAGTTTATCAAAAAGGAATTAGGACTATGAACCATTTTGTAATTGAATACTTATACGACGGATGTTACATGATGGAAACACTTATGGGTGTTGAAGACGTTGATTTAAGCGAAAAACGTTTTGGGGAGTTGATGGGTGTTTGGGAATGCTCAACAATGGAAGAAGTTAAAATTTTGCATGAGCATTTAAGGGAGATGAGACGTGAACGATCCAGTAAACAAGCCTAAGCACTATACGGCGCACCCCAGCGGCGTAGACTGCATACAGATTACTGAGCACATGAATTTTTGCTTAGGTAATGCTATTAAATATATTTGGCGCGCTGATTTAAAAATTGATGCCATTGAAGACTTGCGTAAAGCTCGTTGGTATATTGATCGTGAAATTGAACGCAGATTGGGAATCCAATAATGGAGTTCATCTTTGTAGCCATTATGTGCATAGGAACTAAATGTGATTTCATGGCAAGCGATATAGCTGTTCCAGAAACTCATTGTATTAAAATGAAAGAACAGTTTTTAACACTGCCGTTTAAACCAGAAATAACCCTAGCCGCCGCTCAGTGTATGAAATTTAATCAAGGAAAAAATGTATGAAATACTGGACAGAGTTAATGCAGTTAGAAGATGCGTCAATTCAATTAGAAAGCGCAGTAACAACGTTTAAAGCAGTTAATTGTGCGATAGATCAACTTAGCACAGAAGAGATGCAAATAGCATATTGGAACGTTGAAAAGCAATTAATAGATTTACAAGAACGTATTGCCGCTGACTTTCAAAATTTGTTTGAAACTATTCGTGATGATGACAAACCAAAAAAGAAAGGTAAAAAATGAATCTGTGGAGTGAATACGACCGCTTTGAGTTAGAGCAAGACATTATTAAATGTTCCCAAGTTGAAGACTATTTAGACGAGTTCTTACGGCAGTACTTAGATAGACCCGAGCAGATGTCAGAAGACGATGTGTATAACTACATCAGTGGCATCAAGTACGCCGCAAAACTTCAGAACCAACGGCTGTGGGATGGATTCGAGCAAATGGTGGGAAAAGGCCATTTTGCGCAATTAGCTAAATATAAACCAGATGTAGACGTAGAACTTAAAATAAAGAAAGGCAAAAAATGAGCGAGGAATTATTAAATGACTTTAACGTGACGTTGGAGTTTTCTGTAAAAGAAATTAACGCGTTGTTAAATGTGTTGGCGCAGGGATCATTTATTCAGGTTGTGGGGTTTATTACCGCAATCCAAAAACAAGCGGGACCGCAGGTTAAGCAGGCAAAGGATAGCCTAGAGGCTGTTGAGAAGGCGCAGAAAAATGAATCTTAAAGATTTGTTAAACCGGGCCGGTATCCGTAACGATGTCGATAAGGCACTGGCAGACAAAGAGGAGGCTAGGGAGAAAAAGATTCAAGAAATGGCCGGGGCAGTAACCCGACTCATTATCAATGAGTCACTTAGGGAGGCTAAGGCTCGCGCTGAAGAGCGCGATAAACTCCTAATTAAGCCAAATGGGGCGGAAAAGCAGTAGATTTTGCATTAGTAAGTATAGGGCAGTACGTCTCGCCGGGAGGCGCCCGGAACCCCTATTTTACATACACAAAACACAGGAGAATTACATGAACCCATTTGAACTACGCTATGACTTACTCAAGACCTCCAAGGAGTTCTTAACCGAGCAGTACAACGCCCAGCTAAAAGCCTGGGAAATAGCTGACGAAGCTGGTAAAAAACTGCTTGAAAAAGCGCCCCAATTCCCCACAATGCACGAAATCATTGACAACGCAATTGAGATGAACAAGTTTATTAGCACCACAATTGAGGCTCAATTGGTTGACGGCGTCAAGCGCTTTAACCGTATCACTGCAGTATTTTAGTATCGGTTGCGACTTTTTTGAACCAGTTTACAAAAAAGTCGCGACTTTTTTGCAATATGGGGTAGGTATAGTTTCGACGAGGGGCCAAGGCTGATATGCAACCCAGCGGACCACGGGGCAGTACCGTGCTACTCCACCAAACATATGACAACAAAAGACATTTTTTATTTCACAACCGTGCCAGTGGCTATGTTAGTAACTTATAAGTTACTATTGGAGCTGTGGTGTATAACTTATGGGTTAATTTATGGATGATTTTAAGTGCCTTCCCAAAATGAAATCTGGCGGCCCAGTCGGCCTCTATGCCAACATCCACGCTAAACGAGAGCGCATTAAAGCCGGCTCCGGTGAGAAAATGCGATCCCCTGGCGCCAAAGGCGCACCAACCAAGGACGCATTTGTTCAGTCTGCAAAGACAGCTAAAAAATAATGGCAACCAAAAAACACCCTCAATCTAAGTATGACCCAGACATGTGCGATCGTATGATCGAACTAGGTAAATTGGGCGCATCGCAAAAAATGATATGGTCCGAATTGGGTATATCAAAAGGAACGGCAGAAGCCTGGAAAAAGAAGTATCCAGAGTTTGCCGAAGCCTTAGACCTTTCCCTAGTCCACGCCCAAGCCTTTTGGGAACGGGAACTCCTAGCCAATGTGGACAATAAGAACTACAATAGCCGTCTAGCCGAGATTGCCCTCAGAGGCCAGTTCCAGCAAGACTATCGCGAAACCCGCGATACCAAAGTAGATCTTAAAGCGGAAGTTGTAGTCGATTTCAACAAAGAGATAGCTAACCTAATTTCCGCCCTAAAGTCATAAAAAAGATATTTAGTCAAAATGGGACTTGACAGGTCCCATTTTTTGCATTAGTATATATACACTAATCTGACTAAAAAGGCTAATATGACTGCACACGCTATACTATCCGCTTCATCATCTAAAAGATGGATTTCTTGCACGCCCAGTGCTAGACTTGAAGCAACACTCCCAGAACCTAAAAAACCATCAGGGTCATTTGATTTTTCAGCGGAAGGCACTCTTGCCCATTCCCTGGCAGAAATCAAATTGCGCTTGCACTACACACAAATCACACAGGAGCAATATGAACAAGATCTGCAAGAAATACAAAGAAACAAATATTTCACCGACGAACTCGCTGATTACGTGGATAATTACGTACTCTACGTGCGTAGCCAAATCGGGGAGTCGGACACGCCGCTTTTTGAGCAACGTGTGGACTTCTCTGATTGGGTTCCTGATGGTTTTGGTACAGCCGATGTGGTTATACTTTCTCAGCACTCCATTCGGGTCATCGACCTCAAGTTTGGAAAAGGCATCCCAGTCTCGGCGCAAGACAACACACAGCTCAGACTTTATGCCCTCGGTGCGTACTCCAAGTTCAAAGACGAATACCCGGACATCAAAGAAGTCAGCTACACAATCCACCAACCGCGCCTCGAAAGCATCTCAACAGACGGCACAACCATCACCAAACTCGTCGACTGGGCGCAGTACTTCGTCAAACCAAAAGCCAAGAAAGCATGGAGTGGCTCAGGCGACTTCCTCCCAGGCGAATGGTGCCAGTTCTGCAAAGCCAAAGCGCAATGCCGCGCCCGCTCGGACTTCAACAACGAGCTCGCAAAGCTCGAGTTCAGGGCGCCCCCGCTCCTCAGCCAAGAAGAAGTAAGCGACGTTCTAGTAAAAGCTCAAAACCTACGCACCTGGGTTAATGATGTAGAAGAATTCGCTTTGGAAAGAGCAATTACAGAAAATGTAATACCAAAGGGTTTTGAATTAGGCACAACAATTACGCATCGTAAAATTGCTGATTCTCAACTAGCCGCTGAAATTTTAAAAGAAAAGGGTGTACCAGAAGAACAAATATGGGAGCCACGTAAAATAAAATCGATTGCCTCGTTGGAAAAACTAGGTGCCAAAGGACAGGTGATGGCGTGGCTTGGTGGTTTGGTTCAACGCCCTGAAGGATCTCCTAAATTAGTCAGAGCAAAAGAAACTGCTAAAGAGGATTTCCAATGAGCACATGGCTAATAGCTGCAATGGGGTTTGTTTATTTTATAGTAGCCATTGATCAGTTTATGAAAGGTGGCGTCGGCACTGGTATTATGTTTATTGGGTACGCACTCGGTAACGTAGGATTAGTAATGGTGGCAAAATAACAAGAAAGGCAAATATGCTGTTAAAATTTTATGACTCCGAATTTGACATTCCTGAATTTGTAATTGAAAAATTTATTAAAGATTTTGACGGTTTAGCCGGTGGCAAAAACAGAGAATCGGTGTTACAATTAAGATACAACATTGAAGAAGTTTTAGATGCAGTTGCAGAAGATCCAGAAATGTTGTATGATTACGAATGTCGTCAAGATTTTTTACAAGCCATTGCAATGCAACACGCTTTAAAACATCATGGTGTTATGTACGACGCATAGTTTTGTAGTAAAGGGTAGACAGATTGGCCCCTATTGAAGCCCAGTCTCTAACGTTAAAAAGGTAATTTTATGCCAACAAAAACTGTAAAAACTAAATTTGTAACCGGTAAAGTGCGCTTTTCCTATGCACACGTTTTCCAACCAGCAGAAACACCCAATGGCACTATGAAGTACTCTGTGTCAATCCTTATCCCTAAAACAGATAAAGATACTGTTGCTCGCTTTAACAAGGCTTTTGAAGATACTAAAGCAGCTAATGCTTCTGTATGGGGCGGTACAGTTCCTAAGATTTTAAAAGGCGGTTTGCGTGATGGCGATGCAGAGAAAGATGATGCAACATATGCTGGTCATTATTTTATCAACGCTAACTCCAATGAGAAGCCTGGTGTTGTAGATGCAGAACTCAATCCAATTTTGGATCCATCCGAGTTTTATAGTGGCTGTTATGGCCGTGCTTCAATCACGTTGTATGCCTACGACACAAGCGGTTCCAAAGGCATCGCAGCAGGTTTAAACAACGTTCAGAAGTTAGAGGACGGCAATAAGTTAGGCGGTGCTACATCCGCAGCAGCAGATTTCGCAGTATAAGTAGTCCTTTCGGTAGTAGGTAGTCCGGGGAGTGTCCGTAGAAACTACGGCCTCCCTTTTTCATCAACCCATATAACATAGAGAACAACACATGGATCAGTATCAAGAATATATAGCCGCCAGCCGTTACGCACGTTTTGTAGATGACAAACAACGCAGAGAAACGTGGGCAGAAACAGTAGATCGCTATGTCGATTATATTTTTAGTCGCACCCCAGCAATACAAGGTAAGACCGAATTACGAAATGAAATTTTTGATGCTATCCATAACCTAGATTTGATGCCGTCCATGCGCGCCATGATGACGGCAGGAAAGAGTGCCGATCGTGATAACACTTGCGTATATAATTGCTCGTATCTCCCAGTGGATGACCCCAAGTCCTTTGACGAAGCCATGTTCATCTTGCTCTGCGGTACTGGCGTTGGATTCTCAGTTGAATCCAAGTACATTAACAACTTGCCAGAAGTGCCAGAAACTTTGTTTGATTCAGAGCACACCATCGTCGTACATGACAGCAAAGAAGGTTGGGCGAAATCACTCCGCTTACTCCTTGCGCACCTCTGGGCAGGCGAAGTCCCAAAGTGGGATGTTAGCGGGGTTAGACCTGCGGGAACAAGACTCAAAACATTTGGTGGAAGAGCTTCCGGGCCGGAACCATTAGTCGATCTATTTAAGTTTGTTACCAATACGTTTAAACACGCACAAGGGCGCCGTCTGAACAGTTTGGAGTGCCATGATATAATGTGCAAAATTGGTGAGGTAGTTGTGGTAGGTGGCGTGCGCCGCTCTGCAATGATCTCGTTATCTGATCTTGATGATGAAAGGATCCGTTATGCTAAAGCTGGACCCTGGTGGGAGACTGCACCTCACCGTGCGCTCGCCAATAATAGCGCGGTGTATAATGAGACTCCTACCGTTGGAAAGTTTATGGAAGAGTGGCTATCTCTATACAATTCACACAGCGGAGAGCGTGGCATATTTAACCGTGAGGCTGCCAAGAATACCGTTGCTAAGTACGGACACCGTGATCCTAACTTTGAGTTCGGAACTAACCCCTGCTCAGAAATTATTCTTCGGCCCTACCAATTTTGTAACCTTACGGAAGCAGTGGTAAGACATGACGACACTGAAGAAACGCTTCTTAGAAAAGTACGAATTGCTTCGATTCTTGGCACAATCCAGGCCACTTTTACAAAGTTTCCGTATCTGCGAAAAGTGTGGCAACGCAACACCGAGGAAGAAAGATTGCTGGGAGTGTCGCTTACAGGAATTTACGATAACCCATTGCTCACAACACAAGGAGACAAACTAAATGCCCTACTTACCAGACTGCGGGAGGAAGCTCGAAGAGCCAATGAGGAATTTGCAATACTGCTTGGAATACCTAAGAGTGCTGCAATTACTTGCGTCAAGCCAAGCGGCACCGTCTCCCAACTCGTTGATAGCGCTTCTGGAATCCACCCTCGACACTCTAAGTATTACATCCGCAGAGTTAGAGGAGATAAGAAAGACCCTTTAACTCAGTTCTTAGTTAGCCAAGGAATACCAAGTGAAGATGATGTTTACAAACCTACTCAAACAACTGTGTTCAGTTTTCCAATTAAAGCCCCAGCAGGAATCACCAGAGCAGACGTCACACCAATTAGCCACCTGGCCCTTTGGCTTACCTACCAACAACACTGGTGCGAGCACAAACCGTCGGTCACAATCTCAGTCGAAGAAAAAGACTGGCCAACAGTCGGTGCGTGGACCTGGGAAAACTTCAGCGAAATCAGCGGGGTCTCGTACCTCCCGTACGATGGCGGCACCTACCGTCAAGCACCGTACGAAGAGTGCACCGAAGCAGAGTACAACGAGCTCAAAGCCAAGGTCCCAACGATCAACTGGAACGAGTTCAAAGAAGTAACAGACAATGTGGAAGGAGCGCAACAGCTAGCATGTAGCGCTGGATCTTGTGAGATCTGATCCATGGAAGTGCCCGCCACTCAATCTCTTTAACTGGAGTATTGCGTGGCGGTGGCGTAAATAGTTTCACGTGGTGGTGATTGGGGGCGCTTGCACAGGCCCCCTTTTTTATGTATAATAGTTTTATCGCCGATACGTCGGCTTGCCTAAGGAGCGATTATGATTTACAGCATTGACTTTGAAACCCGTAGCTTTGCCGATCTACCAGAAGTAGGACTCGACAAATACGCTAACTGCCTATCCACCGAAGTGTTGTGTATTGCGTTTGGCACCCAACCTGACAATGTAGTGGTTTGTGAACTAACACACAACAAGGATTGGTTATCCAGACTAAACTTCCTTTTAAAACACGTAGCCGATGGTGGCAAAATCCAAGCATGGAACGCCATGTTCGAGTACGCTATCTGGAACTGTGTCTGTGTGCCAAAGTACCATTGGCCTAAGTTAAAGCTGGAGCAGTGCATTGACACCATGGCCGTAGCAGCAGCTAACAACGTGCCACAGAGCCTTGATGATGCCGGTTTGTTTATGAACGCCCAGTATCAGAAAGACCCTATTGGCAAGAGGCTTATTCAGAAACTATGCAAACCTAATAGTAAAGGAGTCTTTAATAACGACCCTGAGTTATTAAAACAGCTCTTTGATTACTGTGCCCAAGACGTACGCACAGAGATGGCTATAGGAAGCGTTTTAAGGCCTCTAGAAGACGCCGAACAGGCGGTCTGGACCCTCACCCAACGGATCAATTTGCGGGGCGTACCGGTCGATCCAGACGAGCTTCAGAATGCCGTATTGGCAGTTACAAAGGCTCAGGATGCTCTAGACAACGAACTCCTTGCCTTGACCGGTTGTAAGCCTTCTGAACGCCAGAAGTTACTGGACTGGCTTAATGAACAAGGCGCCGACATGGACAACTTGACCGCCGAGTCCGTTTCAAATAAGTTAGTGAGCACTAACTTTGATAATTTGTTTTCAGGGGAAGATGTTAAAAGGGCGTTAGAGTTGCGCCAAGAAGGAAGCCAAACTAGCGTGGCTAAGTACGCTAAAATGTTGGAGGTACAAAGGAATGGCAGGATACGAAACACGCTCGTCTATCACGGGGCTTCTACTGGTCGCTGGGCTTCTCGCGGTGGACTTAATCTTCAAAATATTGCTCGCCCCACTATCAGTGATGCAGAGATTGAGGCGGCGATACCACGACTTTTTGGCGAGGCAAATGGATCTATGGACGAACTGTCCTCACTCGTTCGATCTGCTATTAGGGCGCCACAGGGCCATACATTCGTGGATGTGGATTTTTCAAGCATTGAAAACCGAGTTGGCGTATATCTTGCGGATCAAAAAGATAAGATAGAGCTATTTAGGAAAGGACTAGATGAGTATAAAGTATTCGCCTCCACATCCCTGTACCGAGTCCCGTATGAAGAAGTTACAAAGGATCAAAGACAAATTGCTAAGTCGGCGGTTCTGGGCGCAATGTTTGGTCAGGGTGCTAAGGGCTTAGTTAAGTATGCGGCAGGCATGGGCGTCAACATAACCGAGACCCAAGCTAAGAGTGCGGTAGACAACTACCGGGCGTCGTATCTGATGGTTAAGAACTTATGGACTAAGTGTGAGACAGCTTCAATTCAAGCCGTACAGAATCCAGGCACAACGTTTGATGCCGGCAGTAAGATTAAAATGAAAGTCACAAAGAACGCACTGTGGATGAGATTACCAAGTGGTAGATTGATCTGCTGGCAAAGGCCAGAGCTCGAGTTGCTCACCACACCATGGGGCGCGCAGAAGATGGGTGTTACTGTCCATTCCCAAAACACCTACACTCGGCAGTGGAGTAGAAATGCTTTGATTGGTAGCAGTATCTTCCAGTCCGCCGTTCAGGCTACTGCTAGGGACTTCTTGGCTAATGCCATGCTCAATCTTGAAAATGCGGGATATAGCGTTATAAACAGCATCCATGACGAGGTACTCCTTCTTGTGGAAGAACAAAACGGGGAGTCCGCAATGAATGATGTGGTTCGTATTATGACCACGCCGCCATCATGGGCTCCTGATTTTCCTCTTGCTGCAGAGGGTTGGTACGGTAAACGTTATAGGAAATGATTACTACTCTTGATATTTTCTAGCGTATTTTCTAATGGCATTTGCTACTTCGTCTTCAGTGGCGTATTTAGGAATATCGTTTTTTCTTATTGCTTCTTGTACGGCCCAATATCTTTCAGTATGTGGTAGTTTAGCAATGTCTTCCGGCACATTTGTAAGTTCGTAATTAGAACCGGTCCTGGACATGTCTTTTAAACCGGAGTTTTGTACATCTTTAACACTTTCCCAGTTATTAGATTTTACAAAATCTTGGACGTATTTTTTGTATTCGTCTTTTGGTGCTGCGTTTTGTTTGCCTTTAATTTGTTCAATAGATAAAACCGGTTCAGGCTCACCTAAATGTTTTCTTAATTCCGCTTCATAAAAATTACGCAATTGCTCAGAGCCTTTTATATCATGGGTATCTATATTAGCAAAATGTTTTCTAGCTGCAATATCTATTTGTGATTTAATTTCATTAGAAACAGGAACTCTTGTTTCCCATTCAGTATAAAATTTATCTTTAGCAACTCTACTAGAACCTTTTAACCAAGGTTCTGCTTTGTTACGAACCTCAATGGTGACGTGCGGTTCGCCTTTTGAATCCCGCAAAGAATAAATTTTTGTATCACCAGCTAACACATCTGGGCAATACCCACCAACGCAATGACCCATTGCATCGCCTTCGTATTTAAGTGATTTTTCTGTAACGGTAGAATCTGTCGGATGTTTTAATTCAAGCCACTTATACCCTTGCTCCGGATAATTTTTATACACCGGCATCTCAGAATCAGCTTGAAGTTTTATTTTCTCCATAGCTTTTTGTTTTGCCAAATTGTAATCATGTACTCGTTGAACCGCCTGTGGCACGCTTAAGTTTTTCATACTTTCCGGCTTTAATACACCTGAAGCTAATTGCTCACGTAACACATCAACCATGTGATCAAACCCTAAATTACTATATAAAAACTCATCATCAATAGCATATAATTTTTTACCTTGCGAATTTTTAAGCCACGGGTATTCTTCACCATACATTTCTATAGTTTTTGGGTTTATTGTTCTTGTTTTTATTCCAGCATCTACGTTATTTTCCCAATCTTTTCCTAATTGAGTTAAAGCAGATTCACCCTCTGGTGTACCTGCATAAGTTCGTTGCAACTCAGCACGATGTTTAAGATTTGTTGGTTGATTGTTGTGCTCAAAATAAGAAAGTTTAGGTTTATAATGAAGAATACCTTTATCAGCTAAAGCACGAATAGGGTCTCCCGGAGTGCCCATATCATTTTTAACATAACGTGTTAATTGAGTATTAACCCAATTTTCTAACGCTGGATTATTTTTATTAAACCCAAGGGTTTCTGCTACTTGTTCTTCTGGCGACCAGTGTTCCCCGGTTCTAATATTTGCTGGTAACCAATTACCACCTTTTTCTTGCTTAATAATACCAGGCATCATGCCTTGGTTCATCATGTACTGTTCAGCCATTTGCCCAGCTTTTGGAGCCAATGCTTTAGCTACAGGTATAGCTAACGGAGTAGCCATAGCAGCATAGCTTACTGGTTCACCACTTTCATAACCTTGCATGTAGGCTTGGTAATTGGGGTCGAGAACCGTACCTTCTTTTGCTGGCAAACCAGTAGCGCCGGCGGCGAACCCGGTTTCTTTAGGCATTGGATTTTTGCCTGTAATAAGTTCTGTAAAGGCTTGGGGGTTTGTTAAGAATCGCTGTAGATTAACAGGGATGTTTAAAGCAGAATCTGTTGTGCTGGATAATTTGTCAACTAAAGCAGCTTTTATTTCGGCTAATGTTGGCATTTAGCACTTCCACTTACGTAACGCTTTGTTGATGCGGGAGTCTGGATCGTTTGCCGTCTTGCTTGAGGTTAGCTTCTTCTTCATCCCGCCCATCCTGGCGCAGAACGACTTCTTACGTGAGCCACCCTCTGGCTGTGGTGCCTTTAACTCGCCACCAGTCTCGCGCTTGTACGACGCACGCCCAACGGCGTTAAGACCACCCGATGGGCTCTTGCCTTCAGAACGTTGCCATGCTGGTGTAGTAGAGCCACCTTCTTTAAAGTTTAGATTAAGCGGGTTCAGTATCTGAGCAGCGCCTTGACCAGTTGTTTCTTGAGCACGACTACCAACGGGGGCATTGACAGGTATTGATAGTCCACCGCCTGTATAAATGGTTGGCTTTTTCTTTTGCACATGTACGCCAGCGGGGCCAAGGTTTACTTTATTAACGTCATACTTTTCACCCAGCATGCGTTTCATGTAATCTTCTAACTCTTGCTTGGTAAAACCTTTTTGGTACGTATCACGACTTGTGATAATTGACATTGGTTCTGGGCCGGGTCTGCCTTTTGCTTTCATCACATCGGCGCCACGTGTCGTTATAATGCCTTGACCACCTGGCTCAATTACTCTACCAATGTGACCAGCCATTTCATCTCTTGCGTTACGTGGCACAACGTTCATAACATTTAAGTTAGTCAGTTTGCCATATGCTTCTGTGGGGATTTGTTTAGGATCAATGAACGTTGGTTTCCAACCTTTTGGAAACGGCTCATAGGTATCTGCTTTTAGAATCTTAGCACCTTCACCAAGACCAGCACCAAAGTCTAGTGCTCTACCTTGTGCACCACGTTTTTTTAATTCTTCTTCAGCTTTTTCGTATGTTGGTAAAGTGCCAATGATTTGAGTGCGGGCTGCATTTTCAGCCGGCGGTAAACCACCATTACTTAAATGCGGAACTTTTTTTTTATTATTCTCACGTATTGCCTTAGCTGCACGTTCAGCCTTAGACATCTTTTTCTTTGCCGATCCGCCTTCAGCGTATCCTTCGCGTTTTTGCTTGAGGCTATCTAGGTATTGGTTTAGAGCTTCAGCACCCATGGCCACACCAACGCCGCCGTAGCGAAGAATAGGATGTGGTAAAAAAGATGCAGCAGAACCCAAAGCACCAACTCCACTAATCAAACCACCACCGACATCCCCAGATTTAAGTCTGTTGTATGCGTCAACACCCTGATAAGCCGTAGAACCACCAGCAATCCCTCGCCCTAATATGGCCGGTATACCACCAGACAATCCAGCAGACAGTGCTGATTTACCTGATTGAAATGCTGAAGATCCCGGCATACGACTAGGTTTTGCAGCAGGTTTTGTTGCTGCGGTTTCTTGTGATTTAACTAAATTTTCAGGTAAAATTAAACCTGAACTAGGTGCTGCTTTCATGCCAGGGGGCGCAGCTTCTGGAAAAGTTTGTGGTATTCCTTGAGGATATTTAGTTTGCATTGCTATGCGGTTAGCTTGAGGCATATCTCTGCCACCAAAAAACTCACCAGAGTGCATTTGACGAGTCCAATTTTCTACGGCACCGTATTGTTTTCTAACAAAATTAGAAGCTACTTTTGGATCCCAGCCTTGTTTAATTAAATCTTGAGTGTCCCTATAAGCCATAGCGCCTTTGCTAATATTAGGACCAACAACAGGACCAACAGCCGCACCAACAATAGTAGGGGTTAAAGGATTTATATAACCTTTTTGAGATTCAGCCTCAGCTTGAGCAGCTTTTTCTTGCGCCTGCTCTTGCTCAAGACGCAAACGAAACTTAAACTCTTGTTCTTTTTCTGGAGTAAGGTCGGCCATTATTTTTTACCCGATTGTTGTTTTTTCCATGCTTGATATGCCGCTTCTTCATTTGGATCTTTATAAGTTAAAGGAGCGGCTGCTGGTTTGGTTTTTTCCATACCAATACGACTAGGATTTTTTTCTAAATCTTTAGTAATATCTGTCAAACGTTGGCGGTGTTCTGCAACGGCTTGCTTATACTCTGCAGATTTTTTAAATTCTTGATAATCTTGCATAGTGCCGCGCTTGTATTTTGTGTCAAACAGATCACCAATTTTGTCATTAAACTGTGCGCGTGAGTCCATAACACGCTGCGTTCTGCGCAACATGTCCATACCTTGCGATGTAGAACCGGCAATCTTTTCAAACATCAAACGTTCAAAGTCAGACATGGCGCCTTGACCTTGAGCAACTTTAGATGCTTCTAAAGCATAAGCTGCTAAAATAGATTGTATTTCTCGTCTGGTGTTTACATCACCAATCTTAACATCTTTCATTACTAACTGAACTGCGTCTTCAATTGATGGGGCACCAACTTGTCCAAATGGTGTTGTTAATCCTTTAGACATAATTGTTGCAATTGCGTTACCCATTCCAGGATCATTTATTAAAGCAACTAATCTTGGATTATCTTTGTTCTTTTCTAATATCTCGTTTAAACGATTAGATAAATACAACTGATTGGTAACCGCGTTTTTATCTGTTCCAGCTTTAAAATTTTCTATTTCTTTTTTGCTAGCTTGCGCTTCTGTTTCAGCTTGTGCTTTAGCTCCAGCAATATCTACTTCTTCTTGTTTTTGAAGAGCCTGAGCGCTAACTGGTTTAGGCGGTCTTGCTACTTCAGCCGGAGCTGTAGTTAGACCAGCTTTTTGTTTTGCTTGCGCAATATACTCACCAACGGTTGGAGCATTTGGATTACGTGGATCGCGACGGTTTACATCAATAGTGCCGTCTGCTTTAATAGCGCTAGGACCGCCATAATAGGCAGCCATAACTTTATCTACATTACCACCATACTGTTTATAGTACTTATCAATCAACGCATTACCAGCAGCTTTGTTGTGCTGGGGGTTGTTAATATCATAGTTTTGTGGAATTAATTTTTCTTTTTTGAGTCCTTCAAATGTATCAGGCATGATTTGCATAGGACCAACAGCACCAGCATAGTTTGGTTTGGAGGTATCTAGTTTACCGCCTAAACTTTCTTGGTTAAATATGCCGGTCTTAATTGCTGATAATGTATCAGCAGGGGCTGTTGTCGTTGTTGCACTTGGTTGAGCAGCAGCGGCCGGAATCGGTTTATCTGGGTATTTATTTCTAAATTCTCTTGTAGAAATTAATTTGCTAACCCATTTACCTTGAGCATCATCCCAAACGGCGTCAGGGATCTTAGGCTCGTCCATGCCAGGTTGAGCATAAATCTCAGCATTCTTAAGAGTCCATTTATCAAAAAGAGCATCTCGCTCTTCACGAGTTCTTTTACCTTTCATAGCAACAGCAAGCTCTTGTGGTATGTTAATTCCTTTGTAGGATACCATACCAGCACCAGCACCAGCGCCACCAGCGCTACCAGCGCCACCAGCGCCACCAAACAACTGTTTTTGTTCTTCGTTAAATGCTTTTTGCTGTGCAGCAGATGAACGTAACGCGGCCATTTGTTGACGCATGTTAAATAACTCACGATCTTCTGCTAATTTTTGTTGGTCCATGGCTGTTAACGCAGCCGCTGGGCCTTTTTCTCCACCAGATCCATAAGCAGATGCACGTTGTAAACCACGTTCAAATGTACTAAATGCACCAGTGCGCTCATTAACCATACCTTGCATATTGGCTAACAACTCTTCAGTTTGAGTTGGATCCATAGCAATTGTGCCAACAGGTGACAAACCTTTGCTGGTGGCTTTTACAGCAGCGCCAGGTCCAGTTAGTTTTTCGTCTTCTTCTAAAGTATTAAGTCCAGGTGTTATATCTGCCATAATTAGATCTCGCTATCACCAATTCCAATTCCACCTAAATCAAATCCGTCATCACCAAAACCACCACCACCGGTATCACCGCCCCCGCCTAAATTAGTATCTGTATCAGAATATTGATCGGTTGTTCCGGAATTTAACAAATTACCATCTTTGTCAAATGTTTGGGTTGTTCCGTCTAAATTATTAATTGTCCTATAACCATCTGCACCAATTGTCATGGTGCCACCATCAGCTAAAGTATATGTACCAGCACCTAAGCCAGCACCCAAACCAGATCCAGCATAGCTTCCGGCTCCTGCACCTGAAATGTATTTAGATAACCCACCCAATCCCAAATCTTTAAGCAGCTTATCAGTACCACTAATAGAACCGCCCATAGCGGAAACAATAGAACCAATTTGGTTAAGAGGTGATAGGTTGGTAACGTTTTTGGTTGTGGTTGGGATCTGCATACCGCCAAGGATTTTACCAAGAGCAGATGAAGCAAAGAGTGGATCAGACTGTTCAGCTTGACCTAATTTTGTCATAGTTTCAACGCCTTGACTTCCTACTTGGCCTAGTGCGCTTGCTGCTTGTGTGCCAATACCTTGGGCTTGTAGGGCTGCTTGCATTTGATCGGCAAACAATTTAGACTGCGCATCAGCCATGGTTTTATTAACTGCGGTCTGACCACGCAAACTACCGAATTGCCCAGAAGCAATATTACCACCTTCAACAGGAGCAGTATACTGGGGCATTAATTGTTGTAATGCTTGGTTTTGTGCTTGGAATAAACCGCCCATTGCGGTAGATGTGTCTGGGGTAACTTGTCCTGTACTACTAACTAACCAAGGATTAGCCGCACCAGAAGCTATTGTGTTTAATGTTCCTTGGGCTTCGGCAAAAGGATTTGTGCCGCCTGGTTTAAATTGATCAATAGCAGTGCCAGCAGAAGTATTTGCTAAAGTTGGAACTGTTGCATTAGTAGCCTTTGTAACAACATTCTGTTGCGCGGTATCAAACCACGTTGGCATTGAGGTAGATTGGACCGCCTCGTTTGATATAAAATTAGATAAGCCAGCCATTATTTTTTCACCTTCTTTTTCGCTTCCGTTAGGTATCCCAACGCGCCTTTACTATCTGGCGGTAATTTTTTTGAATCTGCTTTACGTTTATGTTCACGAATTGTTTTTAAGAATTCGCTTAGTATTTCTGCACCACTATCATTACTACCATTACCTAATGATGATACAACATCTGCAGGAATTACAAACTCACCGTTTGCTAACATGGCTGGGATACTATCGCTGGTACCATCACCCTTACCTTTTACGTAACTGTTCTTTAACGAGTTTAAACCACCTTCACTAAAGAACTCAGGGTTGTGCCCAATAGGACCGCCTTCTTTAGCAGCCCTCCATTCTTTTCCGTATGGGTAACCTGGCAATTCATAGTTTAAATTTTTTGGTTTAACTAGCCCTGGTTTTAACGCCATAATGCTAGAACCACTGCTTAAAAATGGTGAGGTGCCTGTGTAACTTAAATCATAAACACCTTGTGTGTCAGTAGCAGGCCTACCGCCGGTTGCCATTTCTTGAGGTTCTTGTTCTGGTGCTGTACCAATTAAACTATAATTTGGATCTCCGGTTAGTACATTAGATGTTAGTTGTGAACCGTATTGTGAATTTAACATTAAACTAGGATCGGCTGCAGTTTCATTAGCGCCTAAAGTTGGTTTAGCAATTCTACCTTTGCGAGCAGCTCCGGCTCTTGAAGGGCGTGGCAATCCAAATCTTACTGAAAAACCAGAACCAGATTTTGCATCTGGAGTTTCTGTATATTCCTCTTCTTGGTATTCACCTTCGCCACTCATGTCAAAGTCTTCGCCGGTGCCTTCTAAACTACTTAAACCACCAAAATCAGTTGCTTCGGTAAAATCAACAACGTCACCTGTTGGTGATACTGTTAATGTAGATCCGTCATCGTAAGTATATACTTGATTACCGCTTTGGTCAGATTTTTGATTTGTTAATCCATCTGAAACAATTTCTTGTGGTTCTGGAATAGGCGCACTCATATCAAAGTCTTCACCGGTAGCATCTATTGGTGATTCTTCTTTGTATGGGTCAACATACTCTAACGCGGATTTTGCTTCAGTAGCCGTTGGTGACATGCGGTCGTACTCTTCTTGAGTAATTTTACCGTCAGCTAAATCTTGGTCAAGTTCTTGTTTGCTAGGGGCAGGTAAAGATATGCCTTCACCCTGCACATCATCCGCACCAGTTACAGTAACAGATGCTTGTGGCTGATCGCTGGTTATTGTACTTGCTGTTGGGGCGTATGGTGATGGGCCGGATTGTTCTGCGTCCATTTGCCCTTGAGCAATTGCGTATGCTTCTTCCTGTGAGAAACCATTTTCAATAGCGTCTCTAAATGTTTGAGATGCTGTTACTTGATCTGTTTGCGTGTAAGGTTCACTTCTATCAACTACCGGAGCGGTTCTGTCATCTAACCCAGCAAAATCGCTAATGCCGCCAGCTATTTCGTTAACACCGCCTCTAACAAGCTTACCACCAATTGTAGAACCTAAAGCCTGAGCAGCGTCTTGTCCTTGAGCCGCAGCAACTGCAGTATTGGCAATTGCTTGGTCAGCAAAACTTGAACCAGTGCTAAGATCAACTGGTAAATTACTTGTAATGCCTTGTGTTATAAGACTAGTGCCAATGTTTTGTGCTACTTGCATTGGGTCGGCGCCTTGAGCTAATTGCATGCCTGTATTTAATACCATGCCGGCTTCAGCAATAGTCGCGCCCTCCCACAATAACGGAGCAAATTCAGGAGCAAGTACAGCTACAACAATAAGGGGTAGGGCTTTTATTGGATCTTCAATAATTGCTTCTACTGTTTTACCAACAGCCTTCGCTGTATCTTCAACAAAATTACCTACTTCTTGGGCAGCGTCGCCAATGGCTTTACCAACGGCACCAACTGCGTCACCAACCGCTTCAAACGCATCTGATACAACTTCAACGACGGCAGCCATTACGCACCCATCCTTTCACCTTGCAAAACAAGAGTTACTCGAATTTGTTTGCCATCAGTTGATTTTTGTACGGTGTATCCCATATTGGGATTTTCTAATTCTTGTTCTTCGCGAGCAATATATTTAAAAATATTTAAAAGGGATGGGTCAGAGAAAGTAGTTTGCAGTCCAGTAAAACCATCTTCAATTGCTTTGTCTATAAACATTTTACTGTTTTGCACAAAGTTTTCAGCGGTATCTGCATTAAGGGCGCGAAAAACACCAAACTCCGAACGTTTTTCAGAAGGGTGTATAACAAAAATTGTATTGCCAAATTTGTATAATTTGGCGCCAGGAATTCCCAATTCAGCAACAAATGTTAAAAAAACTTTTTTAAATGGGTAAGGCGAACGAGTGTTTTCAGCCGCGATCTTTACGATCATGTCTGTGCCTAGTTCTTCTTGTTTGCTGTCGACCATTTGAGTCATAGCTGTTCCTGTTTAAAAGGTATGATTCTTACATATACTAATGCAAGAATATGGTGTTTGTCGCCCTAAATCAAGTGCTTGGGCCGTTTAAAATAAAGCTAAGTGCTGAGGCCCATTCCTGCCAAGTCTCAAATGCCTCGGGGTCTGGGACCGGGTAGCTCTCAAACGTGGTCAATTGGTTAATGTTTTTAGCGACCTGCTTCCAATTATCCTCAATGTCATACATAATTGGCTCCTCACTAAAGTAGTGTAGGAAGTTACCGTTCCAATCTTCCCAAGACATATACTCTGGGTCGATTGGGAAAAAACTCTGGGTACTCA